ATTGCCTTCCCCCGCAATGGCTAATGCTGTTGCCGACAGCCATAATAAAATTGCTGCCTCTTTACAGACAAAGGTCACTATAATGGCCAACAACATTCAGGTCACCCCTTTGGGAAACCAAATGTTAACCACTCTAGTCCGTAATGGGTATGAGGTTAACTATGTGGCAAGCTCTATTGCTTACCTAATGGCGAGATACCATTCAGTGGATTTGGTCCACTCTGTATCCGTCATGAAGGCATGAGCCTGCGTCATATGACGACCAAATGGCTAACGGGGGTAGGACTCTTAAGTCGGCCTACTCCTGGGCCCGAATTAGCGCCAGTCTCACGCTTGTCAACTGAACGTAGATATGGATCTGGATATAACACAGATGATTTCCAGTCCCACTTGCTTGAATCACGTTTAGAAAAGATAAGAGATACAGACTTACAAAAAATAAAGATACATCCACAATCAAAACACAAACACGGAGGAAGGAAGATTATGTTTAGTAATCTACCATGGTGGTATGAAGGTGCATGTGGCATTAAGCCAAATGATAATGATTTAGCATCAATTATTGACGGAGCAAAACATAGAGTTGGTGGGAAAACCCCAACTATTAATAGAAAAACATTACGTCAATTTGCGCAATTCTGTAAAGATTGGTTTAGAAAAAATCTAAATCCTTTAAAATGGAATACAGATGTTTCAGTGGAGACTTGGTTAAGCGAGTCACCTTATGATTTGAAGCGTAGAGAAGAGCTTCTTAACATCTACAAAGCGGCAATTGAAGAACTAAACGTATCAAAGCAACCGGATTACAAAAAGTTAGAATCATTCTGCAAAGATGAATTTTATATGGAGGCAAAGACATTTAGGACAATTAATTCTCGTGTTGAGTTGTTCAAATGTCTTGTTGGACCTACCATACATGCTGTTGAAAAGGAGGTATTCAAATTACCTTATTTTATTAAAAAGGTCCCTGTACCTGAACGCCCACAATACATCTATGACAATTTGTTTTGTCCTGGAAATGTTTACTCTGGTAGTGATGCCAGCAATTGGGAAGGTTCGGTTAATAAGGACATTATGAAAGCATGTGAAATTGAATTTTTCAAGCAGATGACGAAGAATTTGCCATCACATCATCCATTTATGGTGTTGTATGAGCATCTATTGTTGACTAATCGCCTGTGTTTCTCTGGATTCTTCTGTGAAATTTTATCAAGAAGAATGTCTGGTGAAATGTCCACCAGTATTGCAAATGGATTGACAAACCTAATGTTGATTCTATTCACTGCATACAAAATGGGCGTTGACGTTAGAGTCGTTGTTGAAGGAGATGACGCACTTACCTCGTGTAAGATATATTTACCTATTAAATATTTCTCCAAACTCGGCTTTAATTATGTTTTGACGCAATTTGAAGAGTTGAGTGAAGCTAGTTTTTGTGGCCTCATTTTCTCAAGTGACAAACACCTCATCAGAGACCCAATCAAGACTATTTTAAAGTTTGGTTGGTGCACACAACAATACACAAATTCTTCCAGTAAAGTAAGAATGCAATTACTTAGAGCGAAAGCGTTATCATTGAAATGTGAAATGCCTGACTGTCCTATTTTAGGTAGTCTAGCCGATCGTATCATATCTTTGACAAATGGGATATCTATAAGGAAAAGTATAAGACAGATGGCTAAGTCACTTAGTCTCTGGAAAAGAAATGAATTCTTAGAGTTAATTTCTAGTTATAAACCCATTTGGTTGAATCCTGCACAGGTTTCTTCCGAATCGAGAGTACTTATGGAGAAAATTTTCAAGATTGATACATTGAGCCAGTTGCAGATTGAGCAAGATATCAGTAATATGCATTTAGGGCCATGGAACTTCCCTGTTTTAGGAAACTTCATAC